GAATATAGTACTACTTCTGATCCAATGCCATACTGTACACCACTTGTAAATCTCATAATGATTCTCACATTTTGATCTCCAAGAGTTTCAGATGTGTCAATTAAGCGAACCTCTGCGTGATCTGATAAAAGACCAGTACCGAAATATAGGTTGCTTTTTTGCGCACATACCATTTTGTTAGAAGCAAGTCCAGGTGCTACAAATAGATTCACACCATCAAAAGATAATGCCCCGTTGTTCCACCATTGTGTTCCTTGTGCATTTACACCATTAGCACCTAATCCTGATGCTCCAAAACCTCCTAATGCTCTTACATAAGCTTTAGCAACGTTTTGTGGAATGTAAATAAATAGATCTTCTTTTCCGTAGATTTTGCTCGGTATAGCATCAACTACTTTGCCTAATTCTGCTATTACATTCGATGCAGTTACAGTACCTGCACTAACATCTACTACATCACTATCTGATCCAAATAAAGTTACAAAGCCATCAAACTCACCTGCATTACTATTCGTACCACCCCAGATAGTTTCTTCTGTTTTCTCTGCTACTTTTGCAGCAACGTGAGAAATTAAGAAATCTGAAAACTTAGGTGGCATATTGTCGTAAGCTGAAATGCCCATAGCAATTGCTTCCCAGTCGTTTCTGTAATCTTTTTTACATAATTGTAGGTTTACTTGAAACTCTTCTGGCTGTAATATTCTTTCTGTTAAAGTAAGAGCATCAGCAGTTAAAGAGAAATCACAAGTAGCATCTGCAA